CGCGAATGGCACCCCGGGGCTCGCACCCATCCACAAACCACGACGCAGTTTGGTTTACGAACAGTTAAGATTCTAAATAAAACAGTTTTCGTCATTTGAAAAAATAAAACACTATTTATTTTTGACGAGCTATCGTGTTTGGAGTTAATTTTTATGTCTTCACTATTAGAAGAGGCGATCGTGGACGCCAAAGCCCTTAAGGAAGCAGCATTGAAGAATGCTGAAAACGTTGTATTGGAAAAGTATTCTGGCGAAGTTAAGAAAGCCTTAGATACTTTACTAGAGCAAGAAGAACTAGAAGAGGGTGGCGAAGACGAGGCTCTTACAGAGTTTACAGACGATGTTCCTTACGCATTTCAGAACGAAGAGTTAGATGCTCCAGAAGATGATGAGATCGTTGAGATCGATTTTGATGCTCTCAAGGCTCGTTTAGAAAAGGAAGATGAAGTTGTTGAGGAAGAAGACCTTAACGATGCTCTAGAGATGGCTGACGATATGGCTGGTGGCGAGATGGCCCCAGAGCTTGAAGCTTCTGCCGAGGAAGATGCTGCTGAACTAGGTGCAGAGCCAGTCGAGCCACTAGATCTAGATGAAGATCTCGATCTATCCGGACTTTTTATTGAAGAATTAATAGAAGAGCTTGTTGTTGATATGGATACATCACCAGCAGGTTTCTCTTCACTCGGTGGCGCTTACAATAGTGTGATGCAAGCAAATAATGATGCTATTGCAGCCGCTAAGGAAGCACACCTTGAGGAAGAAGAGGAAGAGGAGATTGAAGAAGATACCGCACCAGATGTTGTGCCGGTTGAACTTCATGAGGCAAAGATCTCCGAACTTACAGAATCTAACAGAGAGCTTCGTGCTCTCATTGTTGAAGCAAGGGATCAGCTTACAAAGCTGAATCTTGATAACGCCAAGCTTGTTTATCAAAACAAGGCTTTGAATAGCATCTCCCTGAATGAGCGACAAAAAGCACAAATTGTCGAAGCTGTTCAGACTGCCAATTCTGTTGAAGAAGCAAGTATGATTTTTGAAACAATTCAAAACGCAGTGGGGAACACTCCTGATCAGAGAACACGTCCACAAACACTACGTGAAGCAGTTCAAAGACCTACGTCGCTTTTGATCAATTCTAAGAGAAACAACGAGGCAACTAAGGACCCAACTATGGGTCGTATGCTGCGTTTAGCAGGTTTGAATAAATAAACAATAACATTCAGGAGGTATATTAAAAATGTCTATTGTACAAAGATTGACAGAAGGTATCGTCAATCGTGACCTCTCGACCGAGGGTGCTGCACTCATTTCCAAGTGGGAGCAGACCGGTCTTCTTGAGGGCATCTCTGATGATACACAGAGAAACGGTATGGCCCGTTTGCTTGAGAATCAGGCAAAGGAGCTTCTCCGTGAGTCTTCCAGCATGTCTGCTGGTGACGTAGAGGGTTTTGCCGCTGTTGCATTCCCACTTGTACGCCGTGTATTCGGTTCCTTGATCGCTAACGATCTCGTTAGCGTTCAGCCAATGAGCCTTCCATCAGGTCTCATTTTCTTCCTTGACTTCGCCTTTGGTGGTACTAACAACTCTACTGGTGATCGTCTTGGCAACCCATTCGATACATCACTCTACGGTGGTGGGCGAGTTGGTTCTCAGGTCACCGGCGGTGTTCTCCTAGATGGTGTTAACGCCGAGCGTGGTCCATACGCCCTTAACAACGGTTACGCTTCCCCAACAGGCTCAGTTGCTGTTACCATTACGGTTCAGGCTTCTGGCACAGTTGGCGATGACGGTATCTTCGTTCAGGACGGCGGCACAGCCGGCTACACAGATCAGTCTATTCTACTATATGATGCTGATCTAGTGTCTGGTTCTGAGATCGCTATTGGTACAATTGCTAAGTCTGACCTTGAGTCAGCTGGCGTTGACTTCAACTTTGATGACTACGTCGCTCTCACACTTATTAGCACTGGTGTAGGTACACAGGTTCGTCGCCTTACCCGCGAAGATCCTAACGACGAGGATCAGGTTGTCCTCACACTCTTCGGCGCCGCCGGCGCAGATGTCAGTGGTGCTCTAGACGCTGTTGTATCCGCTTCTATTCCACTTGCTGATAACTTTGACGATGGTGGTGCCCTCGGTTCTGTCCAGGGTGCAGCTGAGTGGGGTCTAGAGAGCAATGAGAACATCCCTGAGATCGACATCAAGGTCGATTCCGTAGCAGTCACAGCTGTAACCAAGAAGCTCAAGGCTAAGTGGACACCAGAGTTGGGTCAAGACCTCAACGCTTACCACAACCTTGACGCCGAGGTTGAGCTTACTCAGATTCTTTCTGAGCAGATTGCTCTTGAGATCGATCGTGAGATCCTTGAGGATCTTGTCAAGGGTGCAACTGCCGGTACACGCTACTGGTCCCGCGTCCCAGGTCAGTTCCTCGATCGCGAGACTGGTCTAGTTGCCTCTGCTGGTGACTTCACCGGTAACGTATCCGAGTGGTACGAGACTCTCGTTGAGACAATCAACGATGTCTCCGCTCAGATCCACCGCAAGACTCTTCGCGGTGCTGCCAACTTCATCGTCTGCGGACCAGAAGTTGCCAACATCCTTGAGTTCACAGCTGGCTTCCGTGCAAACGTTACAGCCGATGCTGATCGCGGTGATATCGGTGCTGTTAAGACTGGCTCCCTCTCCAAGAAGTTTGATGTTATGGTTGACCCATACTTCCCACGTCAGTTGATCCTCGTTGGTCGACGTGGCTCCAGCTTCCTTGAGAGCGGCTATGTGTACGCACCATACGTACCACTACAGACCACACCTACAATCTTCGGTGTAGAGGACTTCGTACCTCGTAAGGGTGTCATGACCCGTTACGCCAAGAAGATGGTCCGTCCGGACATGTACGGCTTGGTTGTCTGCAGAGGACTCGTATAGTCTTAGCCTGACTTAAGGTCAAAATAATGAAAGCCCTGCCTCTTTTGAGGTGGGGCTTTCTATTTATTAATAGAGCAAAAAGAGGATTCTTCTATGGCAATTCCAAATTTAAACCCCGCATCAACTTCAAATGCAAACATACTTCCGGTTACGGGAGCAGCAGGCAGTGTCGCAACAACATTACCATTTGGTATTTATGCTGGTTCAACAGCATTTCTGTCAGGCGCAGCAGATCAAGTTGCTTATACATATAAGAAGCTGGGCGGTGACGTATTAGATATTGAATTGGCAGAAGGAAACGTATACGCTGCTTATGAAGAGGCGGTTTTAGAATACTCATACTTAGTAAACCTATTTCAAACAAAGAACTCACTTTCATCTTACCTTGGTGCCACAACAGGATCTTTTGATCAAGATGGACAAATCACATCAGGATCTTTGTCAGGATCTAATGTAGCTCTGCGTTATCCAAGATTTGATTATGGTTACGTTCGCAGAATCTCTGAAGGTCTTGCAACTGAAGCCGGGTTCGGTGGAACAACACCAATATACTCTGCATCGGTTGACAGAGTGGCCAACCAGCAAGATTATAATTTACAAACAATTATCTCTGCTTCTTCAGTAACCGATACTTCATCTTCTTTTTATCAACAGGTCGGAGATAAAAGAGTAACTATCAGAAAAGTATTCTTCAAAACTCCACGAGCAATGTGGAGATTCTATGGTTACTACGGTGGGTTCTCAGTTGTAGGTAACTTAAGAACTTACGGTCAGTATGCTGACGACTCTACATTTGAGATTGTCCCAACTTGGCAGAACAAACTTCAAGCAATGGCTTACGAAGATGCGCTTTGGACAAGAGTATCTCACTACTCTTATGAGATCCACGATAACAAGTTAAGGATTTTCCCAACGCCTGACTCTACATCCCCGGAAAAGTTCTGGGTTCAGTTTACAATCAATAACCAATATGAGCCTTGGGACAATCAGCCAGGAATAGATAACGGAGCAGAAGGTGTTAACAACATTAACACGCTTCCATTCGAAAATATTCCATACGAAAACATTAACGCTATAGGTAAGCAATGGATTCGTAGATTTGCTTTGGCTTTAACAAAAGAGATATTGGGGCAAGTAAGGGGCAAGTTCTCTTCTGTTCCAATCCCAGGAGAGTCTGTAACTCTTAACGCGGGTGAGCTTCTTTCGCAAGCCAGAACTGAGATGGATCAGTTGAGAGATGAACTTAAAACCATTCTTGAGGATACCACTTACGACAAGTTGGCTGCTGTCGACTCTACAATGCAAGACTCTGGTAGAAAGGTTCTTGAAAACATACCAGCCGGCATTTACGTGGGATAATTAAATGTCACGCAGTAAAAGAACAGAAAGACAAATAAAGGACAAAAGATCACAACGTTTTGATTATGTTGGCGACAAAGAAGTTGCAGCAAAGCTTCAAGAGATTGAGTTTATGCCTTCGTCTTTGGAGACGATTGATAGAGCAATGCTTCGTTTTATTGATGAAGAACTTAACCTTTTTGCGAATACCAATGATGGTTTCAAGAAAGTTCCAGTTCTGTGGGTCACAGCAGAGCGAGCCTTCCAAATCAAAAATAACAAAGATCTAAGAGATAAAGAAGAAACTTTGATTCTTCCTTTGATCACCGTTAATCGATCAAGTGTGACTAAAGAACCAAACTATCGAGGCACTGTGTTCGCGAACTTATATCCTGTTGGTGATGAGAAGGGCGGCACTATTACGGTTGCGAGACAAATAAATCAAAAGAAGACAGCAGAGTTTCAGAATGCGCAGGCAAATAGAAAATACGGCGCTGATAAAGATGTTTCCAGTAAAATGCTAAATACAAACAAAAGAAACATGTCAACCGCCAAGACAGTATATGAAACAATAACAATCCCAATTCCTACCTGGGTTAAAGTAGTATATGAGATTTCTATTCGCACCGAGTATCAGCAGCAAATGAACGAGCTTATTCGCCCATTCATCACAATTCCGGGCAACTCTAGAACCCCAAAGCGCATTGAGGCAGAGGGGCACTATTACGAAATCTTTATTGATGGTGGTTTCGCCAATAACTCCAACCAAGCAAACCTTGGAATGGAACAGAGGAACTACGAAACTAATATTAATATCGAAACTCTCGGCTATCTTATTGGTGAAGGCGAAAACCAAGAAAGACCTAAGATAGTGAGACGCCAAAATGCAGTTGAAGTAAAGCTAGGCAGAGAGAGGACAGTCGTCGGAGATATCCCCGATAATATAAAAGATGGTTTTTACAGAGAATAATTCTCTTCCTACTGCATAACACTATTTACTTTGAACATTTTCGCAATGTAGGAGATAATAACGAATGTCAGTTAAGAATTACCGATTTGTGTCCCCAGGCGTTTTCGTCAACGAAATTGATAACTCCCAGCTTCCAGCTTCCCCAGCCGGAATCGGTCCAGTTATCATTGGTCGCGCCGAAAAGGGTCCAGCTTTAAGACCAACCACCGTCAACTCATTTGAAGAGTTTGTCAATGTATTCGGAACACCGAACCCAGGGAACGCTGGAGATGACGTGTGGCGACAAGGAAACTCAACGACTGCTACAACATATGGTATGTACGCAGCCCAGGCTTATCTCCGAAATAGTTCTCCTTTGACTTTCATTCGTTTGCTTGGCGATGAGGATGCTAACGCCACAAATAGTGGCAAGGCTGGCTGGACTGAAGATCAGGCTTACGGATTGTTTGTTTTTGAGTCTGCTGGAAACGATGAGGTTGACGGTGCTTTGGCTGCAATCTTTTATGCTGGTCCATCAGTTACATTTGCTCTCTCGGGCACAGTGGCTGCATCTGGTTCCTCCGGCGCGATCACTGACGGACCTGCTATCACAGGTTCTAACCTTATAATCAAAGATACCGGAAATGCTAACGAGTTCAAGATGATCCTAGGAAACGCTGGCGCTTCTTCGGCTGATATCACAGCTTCTTTCAACTTTAACAGAAATGATTCTCGTTACATTCGTAAAGTGTTTAACACAAACCCGCAGCTTACTAACGCTGGCATCACCGATACGCCACTTAACTACTTCTTGGGTGAGACATTCGATAGACATCTTAGCGAAACCGTCTCAGATGAGGGGACGACATATGCCGCTTTGGTACAACTAACCAACACCGGAGATTCCTTGTCGGGCTCCAACTTCATAGCTAGCCTACAAGGCGCAGAGACGCCACAGATTATTAGCTGCCGTCTAGATCCTTCCGATACTCCAACAGACTTGTTTAAGTTTGTCACAAGAGGCGAGGGTGGTGATTGGTCTAACAAGAACATCAAGATCTCTATTCAAGATATTAAGAGATCCACTAATAACGACACGGAATACGGTACATTCTCAGTTGTTATTCGTCACCTTAGCGACAGCGACAATGTTGTACGAGTAATCGAGCAGTTCAACAATTGCACACTCAATCCTAATTCGCTTGATTATGTAGCTCGCAAGATCGGTACTCAGTACCGTGAGTGGGAACCTTCAGAGCGCCGCTATCGCACACGAGGCGACTGGCCAAACAACTCTCAACTAGTTCGTATTGTAATGAATTCCGATGTGGATGCTGGTCTAACAAACCCAGTTCTTCTTCCATTCGGTTTCGACGGAATTGTAAAGTATGTTGACGAAACCATCGTAGACGCCGCTTCTGGCTCTTGGATTTCTGGTTCTGGAAACCCAGACCCCACAGAATATGTTGGTGAAACCCTCGTAATCTCTGGTTCTTCGCTGACTGCTAATGTGTTCTACCCAGAGCCAGAGCTAAGAGTAAGCGCTTCTGACGGCAACCTTGCAAACCCAACTGATGCTTACTTCGGTTTCCAAACCACACAGACTGCAGGCGGAACTGTATTCGATACATCCAACATTGATTTGCTTCGTCCTCGCGGCGGCATTGTCGCAAACATGTTCCGTGGCGTTGACCCTGGTGTCAGAGCAGAATCAACACAGTTTACCTTAGATGATATCTCGGGATCTGGTGTTTGGTCAGAAGGTTCTTACGCCACGGATTCTCTAACATTTGCGGCTCCTATTTCAGGCGTCCTAGATGCCGGATATGATCGCTTTACCGTACCGGTATACGGCGGCTTCGACGGAACTGACATCACTCAGATGGATCCATTTGCGAACGCAACCATGACTGGCTCTCCTTCTGATACAACTAGCTATGAGTTCTTCTCAATCCGTAAGGCAATTGATTCCGTTGCAGACCCAGAGGTGGTAGAAATGAACTTGGCTGCTATCCCGGCTCTAACACAGGAAGGACTTACAACACACTTGGTAAGAACTTGTGAAGACCGTGGTGACGCTTTGGCTGTTATTGATCTCCCAGATTCCTTCCAGCCTCGTGAAGAGAGTACAGAGGTAGCTCGTCTTAACACACAAAGCACCATCACGACACTTATCAACGGTCTCCGTTCGCGAGGACTTAACTCCTCATACGGTTGTGCTTACTACCCATGGGTCAGAGCTAGAGACACCATCAACGGTGCCTTCCTTTGGCTCCCACCATCTGTAGCAGCTATTGGTACATTCTCAAGCTCACAGCGTAAGACACAGGTTTGGTTCGCACCAGCCGGTTTCAACCGTGGTGGACTCACAGAAGGTTCCGCAGGCATTCCAGTTGTTGATGTAGCTCACCAGCTTCGTCGCAAGGATCGTGACGATCTTTATGGGGCGAACATTAACCCAATCGCTAAGTTCCCATCTGAGGGTGTTGTAATCTTCGGTCAGAAGACACTACAGGTTACACCTTCTGCTTTGGATCGCATCAACGTTCGTCGTCTAATGATCTTCGTTAAGAAGCGTATCTCTCAGATTGCTTCCGGGATTCTCTTCGATCCAAACGTTAAGACAACTTGGACACGATTCACTTCCCGAGTTGAGCCATTCTTGGCTGATGTTAAGACAAACTTTGGTCTCTCTGATTACAGAGTTGTTCTTGATGAGACAACCACAACTCCAGATCTTGTAGATAGAAACATTCTATACGCACAGATTTTCTTGAAGCCAACAAGAGCAATCGAGTTCATTGCGATTGACTTCAACATTACAAGAACCGGAGCATCGTTTGACGATTAAATAAAAGTGGGGGAGTTCCGACTCCCCACACTAATTAACTTAGACCTATCAGGAGATAACAACAATGGCCTTTTGGACAAGCGCACTTTCAGAACCAAAGAGACAACATAGATTTATTCTAAGATTCCCAGAACTTATTACAGGTGATTTTGCTTACGCAGAATACCTTGCTAAATCTGTTACAAAACCTTCGTACACAGTTGGTACAACAGAGCATAAATTTTTAGGAAACACTTATTACTACCCAGCAGCAGTTACTTGGAACGAGGTCACTGCCACTATTGTTAACTCCGTAGCTCCAGATGGCAATGAGCTTCTTTACCAAGCTCTGCAGCAGATGGGTTATCTAAAGCCTGATATTCAGGAAGACGTTTTCTTACAGAACCTTCCAG